CGGCTATCTCTTCTGCGGTTTTCCTTCTAAATATGGCGACAAAAGAAGCAAACAATTGCAGTCTGTCTGACTGGGCGATTGCGCTGCTGTCATCCACTCCGCTTTCTGCTGATCTGTTAAGTTGGCATGCTGTAAGGAGGGGAATATCTAACTCTAAAGTCAATTCTTTAAGTGTGTTTACCTTTTCCCCTACGAGTTCATATTCTTTTTTATTGTAGTCTTTTTCTCCTGTCAGTTTGATGTAATCATAAACAACTACGCAATTGTTGCCTCTTCCGACCTGCGAGTAATACCATCTTCTAATGATAGAGCAAATTTCTTCAATAGGTTTTCCGGCAACAGTCATGTGCTGCACTTTCTGCTTTGCTAGTTTAAGCCTATCTTTATTTTTGTTAAATTTTTCTACCATCTCCTCGCTTTTTCTCCATTGGCCAGTTTCTAGGTACCAAACTGGTATTCCTGTAACAGACGAGGCTATTCTAAACTGTACATCTACGGTAGCCATCTCCGTGTCTAAAATAAGAGCTGGGCAATTATTTAGAACCGACATCCCGGTTGCAATGTGAGATAAAATCGTTGACTTTCCGTGTTTTGGCCTACTGACCCACGCATATATGTTGCCTTTCCTTATGCCCCCAAACAAACGGTCGAAGTTTGCGTAAGGAGTCTTGAGCCCCATCTCCTCCTTGGGCTCATTCCCTCTCTCTTGAATCAAATCTTCTATACCCTCAAAGAGCTCTTCTGGTTCGTTAAGTCTTGAATAATTTTGTATCTTTTCGTTATATATCTGATCGGCTTGGCTTATGATCAGGTCCATATCCTTGTCTCCATTGGTCTTGGCAAAGTTTTTTAACTTATCCCCCGTCTCGTCTATCTCTCTTCTTATCCTAATCTTACATAGCTCTTTACAGGCATCTATAACTGCATTTTTATTTATCTGCGTGAAGGATATGTCTTCTATGTAATTAAAGATATCTACCTCGCTCTTAAATGAAACGCCTAAATTTTTTATTTGGTGAGCTAAAAGAGTCTTATCGAGTTTTTTTCCAGAGGAGAGTATGTCCTTGATGGTAGAATAAATTACATAATGCTCTTTAGATATAAAATCGGAAGAACTTATGAATCTATCTACGTCAAAAAAGACAGTGGGGTGCTTAATTAAGCCTCCCAGAACGTGCCTTTCTATCTTGAGAGAAGAAATGTTAGACATTCAATATGAAGTATAAACTAAACTTAGAGCAAGATCAAGAAAAAAATGGATCTTCGTCCTCGTCAGAGTCGCACCACTCGTCTTGGGTGTCCTCGCTTGGGGGTTCCATAGGTCCGCTTAGCTGCTGTTTAATGTTATTTGAATTAATGTCGTGGACACCCTCTAGCCAATACTCTGATGCTTTTTGTAGGGCCATCATATTTAATTCATTATCAAATTGCGCATAAAAACGTGGAGATCCTCCTTCGTCGAAACAGAAAAGCAAAAAGCCCCCATAGGAAAACTCATTCAACTGGTTTATCATGCTGGAGGGCAACGTAAAGCTCTCTTCCATGTTGTTCATTACACTATAAAACCACTTTAAAATTCTTTTTAAAAAACTCTTTTGAAAGAAGATCTATCTCGTCATGGTTTATTTCTATTAGGTTATAGCTGTTTTGTTCTAGCCATTCCAATTTTTTAAAATCTCTTTTTATGGAATTTAAATAATTAATGCGTGAATTTGCGTGGAAAAACTTGTTGTAGTTACTGTGCTGCGCTCCGTTTACCTCTATTGCTATCTTTTTTGTAGCATTTAGTATGTCTACTTTCATTCTAGTCCCATAAACAGGGAACTCCTCGTACACCACGCAGCTAGACCAGTATCTTTTAAGAAACTGCTTTACTTCAAATTGAATTTTCGACCTGCTAGGTTTGTCCCATTTTATTAGGTATTTATTTACGTTTCTTCTTTCGAGTCGGCCATATGTATTGAAGAGCCTCATTTCCACTTACAATAGTTTGGGTTCTCTGCTCTTTTGCGACGCATATAGTCTCTCTTCTGCTCTCGACGTTTTTCTGGGTTATCTTCGTCGTATTTTCTTTGGGCGCGAAAACGGGCCTTCTTGCCTTTGGTTGTTTTGGAATACTTATCTTGGTGCTTGTCTTTCATTGGTATTTGCGTGCATTTCTGCATGGCGTTCAGAGTGACAGTTCCTACAGAGCAGTATACATTTGTCAGCTTCTTTTTTTAAAACCTCTATCGGCGCACCCTTTCTGTTTCCTATCGTAAAGCTTTTTTCTCCCGTGTGGTGGAACTCTAGCGCACCCAGACATTTGTCGTACCCGCAAACAGAACATTTTCCGCCTTTGTACTCTACTAATATTTTCTTATCGCTTCTTTGCTTTTTTTTTGTCGCTGCTTTCGCTCTTTCGTAGAGCGCGGGATTAAGATGTTTGTAGATAGTTGTCAGACCAGCATCTAATCGCCGAGCTATTTGGGCTCTGGTTGAGCCTTCGTCGGCTAAGCGACGTATCTCGTCTAGCTTTATTATCTTCATGTGTCGTCCACTATAAAGAAAAGAATCTTCGCGGATTATTTTTCAGTTTTTAGGGTTTTAGGCTAAGACCTCTTTGAATTTGTTGTAGAAATAATTTGTGGCTTCTTGGTTCTCTTCTAAATATTTAAACAAACCATTCCTGCCTTGAAATTTTTCTGGTATCTCTATCTTTTTGTTTGCCAGCTCCTCTACAATTTCAGGAGAAACTTTAATCCAAGCTCCAGATTTAGAAACAAAATCATATTCAATAAGTATGTCTACAATCTCAAGCTCCCTCCAGATACTTGTTCCTCCTATCCTTCCTCTTTTGATTGGGTAAGTTATTACCACATTCGTTTTTTCGTTGGGAGATTTCTTTACCGTAACTCTGGACCACTGCCCTAGTATCTTGTTCGTGACTCTGTTTGGTGCCTTTTTGTCGTCCTCTAAGATATAATCTTTTTTGAATCTGGGCTCAAATTCAAGAATCCAGTTGGCAAAATGAAGCAAGGCGTTACCTCCCGTGGCCGAGGTTTGCCTTATCACCGCTTTGGAATAGGGGTCTATCTGTATGTCTGCTCTGACTTGGCTAATGAATATGGCCATATGTCCTCTCTTCGTCAATGCGGTTGCGACTTTCTTCATGAAAACAGAACTTATTGTAGCTCCCCCGGCAACTTTCGTTGCGTCATTAAGAGCTTTCTCGCTGTCGCTTTTTGTTTGCAGCCCATCAATAGAATCTAATATGAATATATACCTCTTTCCTTCTTCGTTAAATTGAATCAACATTTTAACCATATCGAAAACAGATTCGTAAATGTTGCTCTCATATACGAAACACGTTCCATCTTTCCAACCTTCTGGGTCCGCTGTGTCTACAAAGTCTACGCCACATCTTTCTCTCATCTCGGGGGTTAATCTCCCTTCGCATTTGAAATATACCGCTCTAGAGTTGGGCATTTTGAGGAAGTGCTTCGCTACCTCAAAGGCTTCGGATGTCTTTCCGCCCTCATTTATACCGCAAAAGCGATGTAGCCCCGGACCAAACCCTCCTCCGGTCTCTATGTCTAGAGTCAAGGACCCTGACGAAACTTTGTATTCTATAGCCTCTTCGTAATTATAGTGGTCTTCTTTGTGTGTCTTTAGGAATGATGATAACTGCTCTGATGCTGTTAGAATGTCATCCGACTGTTTTGTTTTCTTTTTCGCTGCCATGGTTTAAAAAATTTAATAATGTTTTAGGTTTGCTTTTTATGGTCTTGTCTTTTCCGAACTTCTGTTTACCTATTATAGCACGTTCTTTTGTGAAGTCAAGGTTAAAAAGTCTTTTCTGTTTTTCTAGGAACGCTCTGAATTTCTTGCTGCGAAATTGCGCTAAGCTCTCCATTTCAAAAGAAAGGAATTCGAAAGATAATTTAGTAAAGACCTCTTCTCCGTACTCTTCTATCAGGAGGCCTGCTATTCTCATCTCTTGCTCCCAGTCAATTTTTGCTGGGTTTTTGCAAAATTTAAGAATAATATTTAAACAGGTATTGTAATTGGCTTTTAATCTTCTGGCGATCAAGACTTTCCTTTTGAATAAAGTTCCAAATCATAGTCTACCATGCTCTTTACTAATTTGTCAAATAAAATCTCAGGCTCCCAGCCTAGGTCTTTCTTTATTTCAGAAGCGTCTCCGTGCAAAACCTGTACTTCTGCTGGTCTATACCATTTCTCATTGATCTCTGCTAGCACGGGGGGTCCTCCATGTAAATATTTAGCGTCCAATCCTGTACCACTCCACAAACCGGAGACTCCGGCATTCTGAAAAGCTACTTGAACAAATTCTTTAACTGAGTGAGTTCTCCCGCTTGCAAGAACATAGTCTTTTGGCTTGTCTTGGTTAAGCATCAGCCATACCGCCCTCATAAAATCTTTACTGTCGCTCCAATCTCTTTTGGCATCGACGTTGCCTAACTGTAGGGGCTCAAACTCTTCTCCTGTTTTTAACTTGTGGTAAATTTCAGCTACCTTCTTAGTTATTTTCCTCGTTACAAACTCTTCCCCTCTCCT